TCCAAATTATCTTTACGCATATAATGGATCACCTGTGTTTCACCAGTAGGTATAGTTTTAACCACAGGAATAAAAGTGATACCTTCAATCTCATTGGTTGCCCAATTTGAGTAGGTATAATAGATGTCTTGATTCGTTTTTGAACGAACCTTTTTGAGTACAGGTTTACCGCCAGTTGTAGTGGCAATATAACCAGGTCGAGAGGGTTTAGTTTTGTTCCAGTTTTTCATGATATAATTATAACTCAAAAGAAGGGGGCTGTCAAGAGCCCCCTGTATTATCTACCGTTTGGGTAGTTCAATTGTTCCCATTCCTCATCGGATACAGGCCACCAATTACTCATCTTTAGATTTTACGGTAATTTTCTTTACCGCATCTTGAACTTTTACCATGTTCTCCAACCAAACTTTAAGCATACCATTAGCAATCTCGGCATCTTTAATCTCTACCTTGTCGGCCAGAGTAAAGGCACGATTGAAATTACGGTTAGCAATACCTTTGTAGATATAACTATCTTTATCATCGGAACTATCAACTACAGCACCTTTGATTACCAATTTGTTACCTTCTAAAGTAACTTCAATATCAGTTTTAGCAAATCCAGCAACTGCCATTTCAATGACATACTTGTTGTCTTTTACTTGTTTGATATTGTATGGAGGATAACCAGGTGTTGCTTTGGCTACGGTTTCAGATACTTCACGGATTTGGTCCAATACATCATCGAAACCGACTGAGAATGGATCCAAAGATTTGGATAGGGAAGCCCATTGTGGGAATAATAGATTTGTGCTTGTCATGTGTTTCTCCTTAAATTCAAGCGAGTTAATCAATATAAAACTGTGGCCTCAGATGAGCACCACACCATAAGTATACTAGTATTTATACTAGTTTGTCAATAAGCACCTGGTTTTTTACCAATATTATATTTGGGTGTCAATTCCCAATCGTCTTTTTCTTTGTGGGAAAGTATCTTAATCTGTGATAGGAAGATAGGAGGAGGTTCCTCAATCTGTCTGGTATTAACAATCTTTACCAGTCCCCAATCAGATAATAGTTTGGCAATGGCATTCCTACGAGATAAGTCATTTTCGGAAATGTCAGTTGGTTTACCATCCAAAGCAAAGAGTTCTTTGAAATGTACGATATAATACTTACCTTGCTTATGTAAAATATGGCAAGATTGGTAGAGAATTCTGTCTTTTTTGGAAGCTACACCTATACGGGTTAGTGTTTCACGAACTTTAAGAAAATCATCTTTTTCACCCAATGTAACTTCAACTAAATCAATAATTGAAATCATTACTTGTTCACTCCGCCTTTATTTGTTTTAGCTTTTATTTCAGCGATTTGTTCTTCATTGAGAATACGGAGAACTTCTTTGGCTCTTTCATTAGAATATCCAAAGTATTGCTTCACGCATTCTATATCTTTATCGGTCGATGCTTTCTGCCACGGTTGATAGTCCCGTTTCATTGACCTTATGGTATTTAGAAGATATGAATATTGCATATCTCCATCCAAGTCGGAGTGAAGGTTCATCTCATTGGCATATAGAACACAGTCCATGTGATACGCCAAGGCACGATTAACCATAAATGCTTGCTTCTTGTATTCCTTTACATCAAATTCATCTTGCAAAACATTCTTTTTAGTTTTTAAAATTGAAGGTATAACTTCTTTGAATAGGTCTGCCATGTCAATACATTGTGGAAAGTAATAGTTGTAACTCTTTTGATTTCTCATCTGTCATCTTAGTAACAGGAATCAAAGCTTCTTGTTTGATCGGAATTAAAACTCTTTCTTTACCCCACCTATCTTTCCAATTCTTATATTCAAATTTATTTGGTATTGCTCTATAAATCCATCCGTCAGAAAAATGTGGCCATGTAGGATGTGGAACAGAAACAAAATATAATACATCTGCTTCTGTACATTTTTTTAATTGATTTGGCAAAAAACTAAACGAATCTAATTTTACAAAAGGTGCTTGTGTCTTAACTTCAACTTTGTATTTTCCATCTACAAGAATATCTTTTTCACGGTCATACTTGTTATCATCATAAACATGATATACATCAATGTCTAATTGACGAAGCATTTCTACAATAACTTTTTCACCTTCTAAACCTAATTTTAGAATATTTGTATGGTTCATTTGAACTCACAATCTACCATGATTTCGGTCAAACAGGCAATCATATTGATTTCGTGGTCGGCAACAAAGGCAGATTGATATTGGTATCTAGCTAGAATGAGAACCAATTGGGGGACAGAAGCAGGTTTTAGAACCTCATATAATCCATCGTATAGTTTACGATAAACTTTTACTGGATCATTGTCAAGGTTGTTGGTTACCCACTTACGAGTAGACGCAAAGTCTTTATCTTTTAAAGAACTAATAAGAGTATCAAGTTGTACATCAGCAATATTAGACAAGATACCAGCATCAATGGTGCCAGAAACCGAGTATCGTTGCAGTTCATTGAGAACTCTACGATTATCTGGAAAGTGTTTCGTGATAACTGCTGCCACGACATCTTTAGAATAGGTGATGTTTTCTTGTTCAAGTATCCATTCAACTCTCTTAAAGAATTGAGCAGCCATCTTGGCTTTAGAACCGTTGATTTTAAAGTCGACCACAGAACAACGAGAGTGGATCGGATCGATGATACGGTTTTTAAAGTTACAAGTGAAAATGAATGAGCAGTTTGAGGAGAATTCTTCAATAGCTCCACGCAATGCTGGTTGTGTTGAATTAGCGTTAAGATAATCGGCCTCATCAATGATGATAACCTTGCGACCACCAGCGAGAGAAACTGAAGAAGCGTAGTTCTTAATCTTGTTACGAAGTACATCAATACCTGATTCATCTGAACCATTGATAACAATATAATCACACCCAACTTCATTACATAGTGCCTTAGCAATAGTTGTTTTTCCAACACCTGCTGAGCCAGATAATAATAGATTCGGTATTTCTTTTCTGTTAACGTACTCCTGGAACGTAGATTTAATGGCATCAGGTAAAATACATTCTTCAATAGTTTTTGGTCGATACTTCTCGACCCATAATAAATGTTCCATCACAAACTCCCATAATATAATTTACTTCTTTAGGTATTACTTCAATTGTCCTTGTAGTACACCAACAGCATCAATTTGTTTTTCTTCAATTAGAAAAGAACCATTTAATAAATTTAATACTGTTTTGCCTTTGTGTTCTTCATCATTGGCAATAAAAACTCCAACAACATATTCTGGATTAACTGCAAACTTGTTTTGTGTTACTGCATCTGTAAAATATACTAACATAATTACCCTTCAATTTTGGTTTCTTTAGCCTCAAATGCAATCCAGTATTGGATGTCATCTTTGGTGTTTTTAAAATGTCCAATGCCTTTAAAAGAAATCTTAACATCATATGTACCAGAAATCAATTTAATGTTTTCTGCTTTGAATACGATAGAGTATTTTTTTCCGTTACCTTGACCAACTTCAATTGTGTTTGTGTGTGCTGCATTATTGCCGGCATCAAAAGAAACAATGTTGACAGTTTCACCATCAGATTGTACAGAGATGTGTGGAGAAGATAATACATTAGTCGCTTTCATAACGGCATCATAATCTTCTGATGACAAGGTAAATTCACAATCTACAGAAGGAAGTGTTAGTTCTTTTTCTGGAGGAGTTACAATCATTTCTTTGGCAGTCATACGATAGTTACCTGAACGCTTGCCAGATTTAAAGATTACATCCGATGTAGTAAAATCAATTTCACAATCTTTATAAAGACCTTGAACGGACAAGAACTCATTCAAATCATAGATACAGAATTCTTGTGGGAATTCATCTTTGAGATTGGCTTGTGCCAATACAGTTTTACTGGAAGATACTGTGGTAAGTTTCTTTCCTTGTTTGAATTGAATGCCTTGATTAATCGTTGAAAAGTTTTTCAACACAGTAAGGGTTTCATTTGATAACTTCATTTCACTTCTCCATTATTTAAAAAATCTATTGTATCATGTTCGTACAAAAACATCAAGCAGCACATAGCATGTGCCAAGTGATTCTTACCAGTTTCTTGGTCAAGTTGTTCACCAGACTTCCAAGCCCAAAGATGCCGTTGCATGGCATCAAAATATCTACGCTTAGAATCCGGTACCCATTTCCAATTATCAGGTTCATACTTTTCTGCACCAAAGGTAAGAATTTCTACTGTTGCCTTTAATGCGTTTGGTGGAATTAATCCATATTGCAATTTGCCACCATCAAACTTACGACCACCTGTGGTAGCCGTTTGTGAATCTTTAACTATATCTTTTACAGATACATCTTCATAACCAGGATGATATGGCGCTTCACTAACCAATCTTGCAGCATCAGTATCAAAGTTTTTGTCTAACCAGTTATTAATTTTTAACTCCTCTGGCGACATTACATTTCACCAACAAAGTTAGCAACAGCAGGCATATCTCCTTGGAAGTGATATGTACCGATATGTGATGTTTTCATCCAAGGACAAAGGTGAATTTTTCAACCAATCTTACGCCACATTTGACAAAACATATAATCTTCTGATAGGTAACGGTCAGAACCACCACCAGTAATAGAATCAG